CCAACCAATGAAGTTAGAAATCAACTTACCTAATGAATCAGTTCTTGTAAGGCTGATAAAGTTGTTTATATCACCACATACTCTTCTATTCCAACCAAACTTACCCTCTTTGATTGTAGTTTCAACATCCTCACTGGTATCGTCATACAAAGCAATCTCTGTATCATGTAAGATAGAAGCTCCATTAGTTACAAAAGCATCTATCTTACCAGTTTCAAATAATGGTTTTAGCTGTTCAACACATCTATTCTTTATTGTGTGTGCGCCGAAACCAAGTATTATTGTATCATATTGATCAATATTGTTTAGTAACATAAAAACCTTCCATAACAAGAGTGTCAATTTCTGTTTTTATAAAGCATTTCATTGCATCTTCTGGAGTTTCTACAATGGGTTCTCCCTTATCATTAAATGATGTATTTATGATTACAGGAACACCAGTTAATTCATCAAACTTTTTTATGATATCATATATTCTTCCATTATCCTCTGAAATCGTCTGTAATCGTCCAGAATCGTCTATATGAACACCAGAGGGAATATCACTACCCCTAATTGATTTGTGACTAAATAACATGAATGGTGACTCATATCCTTCTTCTACATCAAACCACTCATGAGCTTTCTCTTTTAATACCATAGGAGCAAAAGGTCTAAACTCTTCTCTGTGTTTTACATTCTTATTTAGTTTATCTTTCATATCTTTGTTGCGTGCATCTGCTAGTATACTTCTATTACCCAAGGCTCTTGGGCCTATTTCAGATCCGCCTTCAAAATAAGCTACAATCTTTCCTTCAGATATATCTTTTGTTATTTTATTAATAATATCATCATTTGATAATTTTTCATAATTTAATTTAGGTTTATTTATATTTAAATATTCCTTTATTGTTGATTGTATTTCTTGATCGTCATAAATCTTACCGCCAGTAAAAGTATCAGATATTGTATACCCTACTTTTTTCTTATTTGTCATTTCTATACTCATCTCACCTTTTTTATTTTTGCGAATTTGTTCCGCAATAAAAATGGATGCACCTATTGATAATCCATCATCTCCCGGTGCTGGTGGTATGAAGAAATTATAATCTGGAAAAGCTTTTTGTAATTTCCCATTAGCAACACAATTCAAAACAGTTCCACCAGATAAACATATATTTTTTGTATTTTTTACATTAGACAAAATTTCTTTTATCATATTAATCATTGAAACTTCTAATATATGTTGTGTGTCTGCCGCAATGTTTTTATTTATTTTTATTTTCCAATCTTTTTTATCTAACCAAGATATATCTTCAACCCCACCTTCTCCTTTAAGTTGTGGGTAAAAAACTCTTCGTTCTGGTATATTCGGCATACCATGTCTATACAATAATGAATTATATTGATCTCCATGAAATAATTGACCTATTCTTTTTACAGTTGGCCACTCTAATCCATTAACTATATTTTCATTTACTTTACCGTATGCTGACAAAGCCATTACTTTGCCAGCATCAGTAAGAGATGGGAAAAAACCTAAGTAATCACACATAGAACCATAAAAGCTACCTATATCAAAATCACCCCCTCTACGGATTGGACGATAAAACTTTAAATCGTCATTAAAATAATATACTGAGTGTGATGTTCCCATATTATCTGCAAAATCAACAGATAAACAAATTGCATCTCTAAAAGGAGACAAGTAATACGATGTTGCACAATGTGAAAAATGATGATCAACAAAGAAAACAGGAATGTTTTGTTCACCTATTTGCATTTCATAAACACCTTGTGCAACCATATTAGTGTTTTGATGAAAGTTAAACCAATCTTCTTGTGTGTATTCAACTCCATTAGCATCAACAATAGAAAAATCTTCTTTTGTTTTATCCCAAAGTTCTGTTCCTTCTAAATCTTTATCCCAAAACCAATTCGTTATAACTGCACAATCAACATCTTTTAATTTAATTCCTTCTTTATCCAAAATGTATTTAATTGTTTTTTTATTTATCCCTCGTTCCTTCTTGTTTCTAGTTAATCTTTCAGTTGCAATATAACCAACCATCTTTCTATTTTTAACAAGAGAAACACTGCCATCATGGCCACAATTTAAACCTAATACATAAGAATTTTTCATTATAACATCACCGTATTTTCTTTTTTATCTTTTTTAATTATATCCTCTAAATTATTCATCTCTTTAATAACTTGCTGAACTGTTATTGATTTCATACAGCTGTAAGAAGGGCAAACCCATAGTTTTCCATTTCTATCTTGATCAAACATATTTGGTCTCCAACAACCTAAATCATCTTGATCACATGAGTTTTTATTCCATATATTAATATTATGTTTCCAACCCCAAACATAAGGTGAAACACTACCCCATAAAACAACACCTCTTCTTTTTATAGAGGGAAATAATGCAGCTGCTAAATGTGGTAGATAGTTATCAATACTTAAAAACATTCTACACTTTTGAGATTGTAATATTTGTAATACTGGATTTAAATTATCTACTTTTAATGATGTTATACCGGGTATCTCTGGATTATATTCGTTTGCAAAAACTTGAACAAAAGAATATCTATCTTTTAATTTTGCAGCTAACTCACCCCATTGCTGAAGTGACCATACTTTATGTGTTCTGTAGTTTATACCAGACATTAATTCATGTGGGTTTCTATCAACTCCTAAATGAACTAATACTATAGGTTTTTTATTTTGATTAATAAAACTATTAACTTTATTATTACTTCCACTAATCTTAAGCATAGGGTGGCCACCATCATATTCCAGTGGACTAGCCATAGATTTAGAGTATAGATTACATATAAATGATTTAGGATCATCCTTATATCTGTGCTGAGTGATTAGTTTGGTTAAACTAAAGCCATATTCTATAGAATAAACTCTATCTATATTGTTTTTTATAAGTTTAGGTATTATATTTTCATCACGATTAAAAAATTGATTTTGTGCACGCCAACTATCTAAATATATACCATGTTCAAAACCATTTTCTATAGGTATAACACCCGGATCATGTGGCCATTGATTGGGAGATTCTGGAACTTGAACTCCATATACGTTCTGCCCAGACATTGCAGAAGAAACCATATGACCTATTATACTATTATCTATTACTAGTATAGGATATGTATTTCTTTCTTGTTTTCTTATTCTTATAAGAGATCTTATAAAGCATGTTTGTATTATTCTAGCTCCCATACCTCCAGCTAGTATTAATATATATACTTTATCTTTTTCAGTTATTTGTATTTGTTTATTCTGGTTCATAAACTTATTAATATATAGTATATTATTCTTTTATTTTGTTTTAACTAGGTTGCTCTTAATATATATTAATAAATTAATTTTACTTTATAAACTTTATTTTTTTATGTCCAAGAATTAGCCTCATATGTAAGACTTGCATGGATTGTAGCTGGAACAGAAGAAATATCTGCAGGAGCTAGTTCTGTGTCAAAATTACTGCTATCAGTCCATCTATACAAACCAGCTTCTGTTGTATTTGGCCCTATGTTTAGAGTAATTGCCCCCCCACCGTTATTAAACCCTCTTGTGAAAGAAGATATACCCGCGGATCGGTAGTTGGCATCAGTATTTGATGTAAATGGCAGACCCCCAATTCTCAATTGACCGCTGCCACCAGAGATACTTGATATATCAATTTTTATTTGCACTGTTACTAAATTACCTATTCTAGTATATCTACCATATTGAACTGAATATCCTACTGTTGGGTTACTAGTGCTCGCGACAATTGTTGGTGTAAAACTGTTTGTTTCATAAAAAGTGTCACCGTTTTGATATATATCACCATTAACCTCCAATTTTGGTGTTACTATAGTTTTATGAGCACAAACCTCACCATCACAGGTTATAGTCATTCTATCTATAGCGCAATAACTACTTCCTGATCCATAAACCGAAGTATAAAACCTTATATCACCATAAAGAGAACTTCCTCCCGTATTAGGGTTGACGGAATAAATACCAACACCGTCGCCGAATGCCATATGTCCTCTTAATGTATTTCCACCACCACTGAATCCAGTATAAGGTCTACATACCATCAAATCTGGGAGGAAACCATTTGGTCGGAAAGTGCCAGTAGTGGTGCCATTATATCCGTTAAAATCCCCATCAGAACCAGAAGAACCGTGAACGGTAAGACGAAAGCTTGGCGCGTCCGTTCCTATGCCGACATTTTCATTAGCGAGAATGATCATAGCGGCAGTCGCTGCGGCAAGGTTATCACCAGTTCCATTACTTGTAGTGCCTGCATTAACTGAAAATTGTATAGAGTTTCCTCCAGCTCCGTTATCAGTAGCTATAATCAATCTATCAGCACTATAATCATAACCAAAATAACCAACACCTTGACCAGAAGAGTGAGCTATAAATAAAGCGTCATTATTATTAGATGCTACACCAATATATCTTGCAGTGCCCGAAGTATTCGTAAAAGCGGTGTTGTATGCTTCATTTACAGAAAGATTGCCAGCACTAGTTACTCTCATTTTTTCAGCAGTTGTTCCACCACTTCTTGTGTCAAATCTAAGATAACCATTACTAGCATCTACTCTTTTACCATATATTGCAGCGTGTGCAGCAGCTTCAGACCAACTATTAGTTGTAGTGTGAAAAAATATTCCGTGACCATCATCAGCTCCTGTAGAGTTATGCTCTAAAAGAATATTACCACCCTTAAGTGTTAGTAATGATGGAGGCCTAGTTTCACCTATGCCAACATTACCACCTGTTGTTACAGCAAATTTTGCTTCTGATGTATTATTATCGTTTGTTGTATTCAAAGACCATGTGTTGAAGTGATCGCTACCACCTCTACGCAATATACCTTGATACCAGATTATACTTCCTTTTGTCCCTAATCTTATCGCTGCTGAGCGCACAGGCTGTGCAGTTGTTTCATATTGCTTTATTGTAAGAAATGCTCCGCCATCGCTGTGTGTGTTTTCAAAATAAGCAATATCACTATCGGAGCTGTATTCATCAGCAACATGAAGTCTGGCTAATGGTGTAGTGTTACCACCTATACTAACGTCACCATCACCAGTTATTCTCATATATTCTGTTCGCGCTGGCCCAACTGCAAAATTTAAAAACCCCTTTTCTGAACCGGCAGTGCAAACTTCTATACCACCACCTATGAAACCATATTCTATATCATTAGTTACATCTGCGCTGTTTCCGTGACTAAAACGAACACCTATAGAAGAATTAACTGCATTGTCTTGTCTTTTTAAATCTAATATGCCGAAATTACCTCCATTTGTAGATGGAGTTATAATAGTTGCGACAGTAGCATTTCCCTCACCCAAAACTGATAATTGACGGGGTGGTTCCACCATATTAATGCCAACAAAACCAGCATTAGTTATTCTCATTTTTTCATCGTTGTCAGTAAGGAAACGTATAAAGTTTGTTCCATTACCATTACCGGCGTGTATTTCAAAATCGTGGTTTGTTATAGTTCCTATTCTACCATTATCCGCACCACTACTTGGGCTTTGTATTTCTACCGTTCTACCAGCATCATCTTCTAATCGTATTTTACCTATTCCAGCATAAGAAGAAACGTGAAGTTGAGTAACGGGATTGGTTTCGTTTATGCCAACATTACCGGCGGAATTAATACGTAATCTTTCATCGCCTAAACCCCCATTTATTCTTGTGTGAAAAACTAATGCACCACCATAGTTAGCATCAACTGTGTTTTCCTTTACAGCTCCTATAACACCAAAGGTAGTTGCGTTAGAAAGACTATCATACTTACCAAGAAATATTATACCAGCGCCAGCTGTTCCAGAGTTATAGCTATCTGTTCCTTCTATCATAATTGTTGAAGGAACAGCAAAGGTTGTTTCATTAGATGATTTAATATGTAGTGCGCGGCTAGGTCCTGTTACACCTATGCCAACATTACCACCGTTGGGGTTTAATAATAAATCATTATAACCAGTTCCGTTAATACCCGCTTGCAAAAATCCCTTATCAGTAGATGTGTCAAAACCAATATTTAGGCGTTTGTTTGTATTAGTATCACCACTTATGACAACTTGCCCGGAGATCTGATTGTAACTACCTCCAGCAACATCACCCTGTATGTGCAGTTTAAGCAGGGGTGATTCGGTTCCTATGCCGACATTACCTAAAATATTTGCCGGACCAGAATCACTATTAATATTTGTTTTTCTTACTATAATATTAGAAACACAAGTAGGTATTGTGCCAGCTGAGTAATTAACTAATAAATGTGGTTCTATATATCTTACTGGCCCGCCATCACTACCATTAAAGGGTGTATGTGATGTGGGTAGTGTCAAATTTCCAGAATATTTATGCCAAACACCATCTGTAGGTATTGTTTCTGCAGATACAAAATATATAATACCAGCGTTTGTTGAAATAGGATTGCAATCTTTATCTTCTCTAACAACGCCAAAGTAAAGATCCCCAGCTGTTCCTGTAGCTCCACTAGCTCTCTTAACCCAAACTTCACCATAAACACTTTCTCCAGCACAAACCGGTATCTTAGCTCCACACAAAGTAAGATTACCGTCTGTTGCAAAATATTCAGCATAGGGCGCATCACTTTCATTTGTATTTCCATAAGTTACATTCGCTGAATTAGCACTTGAGTATTCTAAAACCTCCGGTCTAATATTACCATCAGCTAATTCTGGATATAAAGAAAAATTATAATCACTACTGTAAGATTTGTTTATGTAAGTATTTCTTGATAATAGATTTTCACCATATATATTTCCACTCACATAAAGTTTAGATGTGGGATTTGTAGAACCTATGCCAACGTCACCAGTCGAAGTTACAGCCAATCGCACTGATCCTGCTGTAGAATCCAATATCTCAAAATTATCATCCCGCGCACCTACTGTTTGTAATTGATAGACTCGTGCGTCGTTCTCTATTGCGATGTATGGGTTCGCATCTGCACGTTTATCTTCAAGTATTATAGCTCCAGAAGCACCAGTAAAGCTTGTGCCTACTGCATGGATAACAGCATTTGTTGAAGGTGAGCTGTTATTTATACCAACATTGCCACCATTAGTTATTCTCATCTTTTCATCAGATGATAACCCAAATCTCATATCACCAGATATTAACTGTAACCAGTTGGTTGTGTCTTGTAAATAAAGCGTTGATGTTGTTCCAGTAGATAACAGTAAGTCTCCTGCAAAATCTGCTTTCAATAAGGCATGTGCTGATGGTGTTTCTGTTCCAACAGCAAGTGTTCCACTTGATGTTATTCTCATCCTTTCGCTAAAATCAGAACCATTACAAATGTAAAACCTTATTGGCCCAACTGCAAGATTCTCTATGTATGTGCAAGTATTAGTTTGACCAAATACACCAACATCTGTTGAACTATCATTGTCTTTAACATATATAGCACCACCACTAGGTCCATTAACAACCAACGCTCTACTAAAACTTGCGTGATCAACAATATTATTTGTTCCAACACCAACATTACCAGCACTATTTATTCTCATTTTTTCAGTTCTACCCGAACCACCACTATCTGTTCCAAAAACTAATGAACTGTGCTGATTGGTATCTTCTGTTATTGCTCCAATGTATGTGATTCTATTTTGGCTATTACCAGTTTGATTAAACTGTAATCCAGAAAACACCCCGCCTGAAACATGATTTACATTATTACTAATTACTAACCCAAAATCACTTATATTAGGAGCAACATTTGCATATGCTGTTGAAGTGTTATTTACTATAGTAAGTTTGGCCGCTGTAGGTGTTGATGTTCCAATCGCTATACCACCAGCTGTATAGTATATATCGTTCACATTAGATGTCCAAAAACCACTAGCTCCGCCATAAACAGAACCATTAAGAGTTAAATTACCGGTAAAATTTATGTTACCTGTTACATCTAATGTATATGATGGGTTTTCATTAGCTATACCAACCAAACCAGCATCATTAATTGTCATTCTTATGGCGGCACTTCCAGTCGCATCATATCTTGTTGCGAAAAATAAATCACCACCCTTATTTGTTCTTAGAAATCTCGTTCCAATATAAGCCGAACCAAGCCCAGATCCATCGTGAAATTGCATTGATGCAAAGTTATTTACTGTGGTGTTATCGTTTTCTAGAGAGAAAAATACATTGGCGTTTGTTGAAAAATTAGTTTCTGAACGAGCATTAGAGATTTCAAGCTTCTTTGAAGGTTCTGTAGTTCCTATGCCTACGGCCTCACTATTGTTAACAACAAACAATCCTTCTTTTCCAGATCTTGTAACATGAATTAATCTTTTTGTAGCTCCGCTAGTGTGATTAGATCTTATGCATAAAATTGACTTTCCATCATCGGGCGTTCCTACAATATATACTGCGTCTTGATCTGGTCTATTTCCTGCATTAATTGATAATGATGCTGGTGGAGTGGCACAATTTAACCCAACATTACCTGTAGATCTTTTAATAGTTAACGCTTCTGATATATAAGATCCGGCGTCATCATATCTATATATTCCAAAATCTGATCCTGCATCTAACCCGGATTCGGTGGTGCCGTTTGCCGCTAACCCCCATCTAATACTATTAGAGGAAATATCTCCGGTGTGAAACCTAAGAATACGATTGCCACCTGCAGCACCATTAATAGTAATACCGGTCCCTCCACCTGCGTTTACAAAAACTGATCCGCTTGTAGTAAGTTTGTATCCAGAAGCAACAGCGGTGGTTCCTATACCAACACTAGTATCATTTTTTATCCTCATAGCTTCTGTGAATGCATCATCAATATAAAATGTCATATCACCACTACGAGTTCCAATAGTAGCGTTACCAGCACTATCTTTTATGTTAATATAAGCATCAACATCAGATGACTCAAATGTTGCAACTTGATTTCCTGCTCCAGAATTTACGTGTAAACTAAGTGTTGGGTTAACCTCACCGACACCCACTCTATTGTTAACGCAATCAATAGTTAATGTATTGTTATCAATGTTTAGGTTACCAATATCTATTAAATTTTTATACTTGGCCATATTATACCTTAGAATTATTTACATCTTCTAAATGTAATTTATATAATGATTTTATATCATCTGTCCAAACAAACATAGCTATATCTTTTACTTCTTTAGGTATTTCTTGTAAATCATGATTTGGAGCAATAGTATTTCTATGAAATGTTTTTGATATTTGTTTGTTATCCTCTAAAACTATAGTTGCAATTCTGTATTGTATTATTTTATAATCACCAATAATTTCTATAGAATCAACCTTAATTATTTTTTCAAACATACTTTTTCTCCACTTTTATAATAAATATAACTCTATTAAAGTATGTGCTAAGCCGTTTTCAATGTTCCAAAAAAACTTATTTCGTATAATCCACCTCCCCAATTAGTTTTATTTGTTCCATATAATTCTAATTGTGTTGCGAGGTTTGCTTGTAGTCTTGGGTGAGTTTCGGATGTGTCAGCTAAAATAGCAGCGCCATTAGCTCTTGCATAACCCAACGGTAGTGCTTGGTATGCCCCATCGTGAAGAGTTTTTATATTAAAGGGTAAGTTCCCAATTAATATATTTCCCGCACCACCACTTAAATTACCAGCTGTTACAAAAACATAACCAGCAAGAAAAACAGTATCACCAATTTTTGTATATCTACCACACGCTGTTGTATAATTTACAGTTGGGTTAGTTATCGTTCCATTTATTGTTGGTGTCCATGATCCCTCTTCGTATGAATCTAATACTTCCCCATTTGCTCCAAAAACAACACCATAACCACTATTAATACATATATTTCCACCAGTAGCAATAGATACATCAGTTCCAGTATCTCTAGCTACAACCAATGGTTGACCCGTAGGTGATGGAGTATCCGCTATTGTTGATAAATCTTGATCGCCTGCAATAATAACTTTGTGTGTTGAAGCCACACCTCCATCTCTAAAATACACAGCTCCTTGATCATGTATACACATTCTTTGTAAGAGATTTCCAGTTCCATTACCTCGTTGATCAGTATAAAACTCCAAACTCCCTCCGCCAGCACCGTCAGAGTGATTTGCCGCGGCGTGGGATTGTATTTGAGCTACTGGAGCTATTATATTACCAGTTGGACATGCTGCGTCAAAAGACACAACCCCAATAGTGTCTCCAGATAAAGGATATGATAATGTTCCTATTGTATTACTTCTAGATTTAGATAAAGATATATAAGCCCCAACGGCGTCTGCGCAAAATCTGGTTACAGAAATTCCCGGAGTCGCATTACTAGTTGATGTGTTCATAATTTGTAATGCTGCACAGCATTTAGTAACAAGGCTCCCAGTGCATAATCCAACCGCATTAGTTCCCACAAGAAGTGAACCAAACTTATCTAACCTCATTCTTATCTGAGAACTTCCAGTATTATCTCTTGTAGAAAACATAAGATCAGTAGCCATATTGTCTCTACAAAATCTAGCTGTAATAGTAGCACTTCCAAAGGGGTTAGTTGCATCGCCATCCCAAAAAGAAATAGATGCCATATTACATGCTGTTGTGTCTGGGTTTGCTACTTGTAATACATTATGCCCACCAGATGTAAAATTTGTATTTGAGTTTGATTTAGATACTGCCAAACAAACACAACACGGTTCAGTGTTACCAATACCTACACGATTATCAAAATAGTTTTTAGCTTCACTATTATCACCGCTTTGATATATTCCATACTGATGATTTATAGTTGTGTTAGCTCCTTTTAATGTGTCAATTTTTACTGATACCGCACAACATATAGTTCCTGTGGGATTAGTTGTATTAGAACCAGCTCTTGCCCAAACACCCCAAACATCTTTTAAAGTTCCAACAAACTGACTATTGTTAATATAACTTTGAACCCCTAATCCAACTCTGTATCCATCATCAATAACACCCGTTGGCATACAAACATATGTTGAATATAGTTCAAGAGTTTTACAATAAGCCGTAACAGCGCCAGTTCCGGCACCAGCTGGTTCTCCAAAATAAGTGCATATTTCTGCTGTTTTTGTTATTGTTTGATCGCGATCATTATATACTGAAAACATATAATTTGGAACATGCGGAGTTCCTATACCCACATGACCATCACAATTAATAGTAAACCTACATTTAGCAGAACCACCACTACCAAAAACAAATTTCATATCATTACTTTCATGGTTTTGAAAATGAACTTGACCAGAGGCCGAGCCACTTTCATTACCTAAAACAGTTATATAAAATCCATCCGTGTCTGCAGTTCCAGTTGCTATATTTGTCATATGTAGTCTAGATTGAGTATCAGCAACATCTGCGTTTACATGTAAAACTTTTCCATTTTCTGTTGTTGGTGAATCAATACCTATACCAATATTTCCGCTATTAGTTATTCTCATTCTTTCACGCCAATCAGCGTTGCCACCACCAGCTCTTGTTTTAAAAGATAAATCACCATTATAAGCAGATTTATAAATATTATTGATAGACCATTCAGCTTGAAGGCCAGCTCCTGTAACAAGACTAATACTAGAAAAATCCTCCGCAGTTTCATTATTGTTTCTAGCAACAATTTGTGCTCTTATTCTTTGGTCATTATTAGGTGCAAAATTTACAGTTTCATCTTTTCTAACATCAAGACGAACTTCCGGAGAATCTTGGCCAATGCCAACGCTGCCATTTCTTCCAACAATTCTCATAGCTTCAAACAAGTTGTTAGATGTATCTGTTGGTAAGAAAACAAAATCACTATTTAAAACAGCCGATCCGTCTTGAGCCATACAAGGATATTGAACAGCTATTCTCGCGCCTGTAAATCCGCCACCATGTGATCCAGCCACAGAACAAAGACCAGCAAAGTCGATGCTCGTCCATTGGTCTTGTGTTAACCCTTGCAAATCAGTTGAAACGGCGTCGTTCTGCGATGCAACAAGAAGTGATCCTTGACAAGATTTATTTGTTATTGATGCAGAGTTATCTGATGTAATTGATTGCCAAAGAGTGGCCACGGAACTGTTACTAGATCTTCCTGCAACTATTCTACCACATAATCTTATACCCTCACTCGCGTCCGATGTTCCAACAGATATATTATTAAGATAATATATATCAGAGCCGCTAGTAGACCAAGGGTTACCGCCGCCAGCAATTGGTGATCCGTTAGCATAATAAGTTCCGGTTATATTGACATCGCCGGATATATCTAATTTATATGAAGAGTTTGGATTATTAACACCAATACCTACTCTATTATCAACAAAAGACATTGTTGGCGTTGTAAATGTAGTTCCGCCAACAGCTGTTGATGGTGTAATAGTTAAATCACCAGCAACAACATTGTTTTGTCTTATTTGCCAGTTAGTATTACTGTTTGTTGATTGAAGGTTAATAGCAGCAGCTCCATTCACAGAGGTGTCACCTAAATATAAATTATTTGAACCATCAAGATATAAACTACCAGTTCTAATATAAACCTTACCAGTGTTATCTATTGTCATGCGATCATCAACACCCGCTGTTCCAAATCTCAAACAATTATTAATATTATTATAAACTATTCTGCCTGCATCTCTTAAATCTTCATCACCAAACCCTATAGTGGCATCAGATATAAGACCTGCTATTATACTAATGCGTGCCCCATCTCCAGAGGCTGTGTTATTTCTTAATATAAGCAAATCATCTGCTGCGTAAGAAGGGTCAGTTCCACCAGTTCCTTTTCTAATATTTAATAAAGCTTTTGGATCATCAGTGCCAATGCCAACAAGACCAGAACTAGTTATTCTCATTCTTTCCGTCGTGTTCGTTCCAAAAATAATATTCTTTCCACTCGGAACAGATAACCCTAAATCCGTTAAACTGGCTCCGCTAATACTAGCTGCAGCGCCTCCAACATATGCAAAATCTGCGCCATCGCGCTTAAAACGAATATTCGAAGTGGCGGAGCCTGAAGAAGGACTATGTTCAATTCTGATTTCGGTGTTAGAAGCTTCAGAAGATCCCAATAGATGAAGAAGAGCTAATGGGCTATGATTACCTATTGCAACATATCCATCAGAATTTATAAACATTTTTTGTGTTAAGGTTACATTGTTACCCGATGTTCCAGAGGGAGCTGATCTCCATTGGTGAGTTCCATTATATTGAACATAATCGCTTGCTGGAGCAGTATAAACATACTTGTTATTTCCATCACTCTGATTATAATACCAGTTTTGACCTATACCTATCTGACCAGAAACTCCTCCGTTGTTGGTAAAAATAGTTCCACCTAATCCACTACCTGCCCCTATCTCAATTACTCGCCATGAGGTAAGCCAATTTTCATTAGGAGTAACTCCTATTGCAATATTGCCGAGTTCATTAACTTGAAATCTATATAAGTTTTGAGTTGCATCATAAATACCTAAGAATTCATTACCTGATCCATCGCCACTAGCATATATAGACCAATTGTGATTATAAGAGCCACTACCCTCCATTCTTATACCTACATATCCATTTGTTGCGTCTTTTAAGTGTAGTATATTTTGAGAGTCTATTGTGTCAGTCCCTATTCCAACTTGATTCCAAAAATATATATCAGATCCAGTAGTGCTCCATTGACTGGCTCCTCCAGCAAAAGGTGATCCGTTAATATAATAAGTTCCAGTTATATTAACATCACCAACTATATCTGTTCCATATGTTAGTGATGGAGATTTACCTATACCAACATGACCATTGCCAGAATTTATACGAAGAAAGGATGTTAATCCATCACCGCTTGCCACATTTAATAATGGATATCCAGTGGCTGCACCAGATGGTTCTTGAATATACACAGTATATGGAGTAGCTGTTGTTGAGTTTTTAAATTTAGCTATATACTCCGTAGTTCCGGACGATCTTTCAACATGAAAAGTAGCTTCTGGAACCTTAACACCTACACCAACCCTGCCATTGTATCTTATCGTCATTCTGTCTGCGTAAGTGGTGTTAGCTCCCGTAACACCAGAAAAACGCAAGTCACCAAATCTATGATCATCAGATTCCCCAGTGGTTGTGGGTCCGGGAGTTACAACATTTATTCTCCAATAATCTTTATATAAACCACCATAATCATCTATACCTCTATCACTACCCAAAGAAATCATTTCCCAAGCGGTGTTAGCTGCGATTTCCCTTGTTACTCTTAAATCACCATCAACATCTAACTTACCTTGCAAGTTGGTAAATCTACCTATGCCAACATCACCAGCACAAGTTATTCTCATTTTTTCACTGTTCTGTATATTAAAACTGTAAAACTGATTGGTTCCGTAATTGTCAAATCTAAACTCTTTAGTGTTGTGGTTATACTGGATTATGCCATTGTTTGAGGCAGATGCTTCAGCGTTCGCAAAAAAGATATTACCCGTAGAAGTTGTTCCAGATTTTATCGTCACCCCACCATTACCACTTGAAGCAACGACTAAATTGCGAGCGTCTGCAGAATATGAAGATGGCGAGGTCGTTCCTATGCCGACATTGCCATCATTAAGTATAACCATACGATTAGTAAATGCTCCACCTGTATTTGCGGAAAATGACCACCCAACTGCGTTTTCGTATTGTATTACACCTACACCACAAGCAGCGTTATCAATCACTCCAGTCGATGGGTGTCTGTTGTGAGATAGAGCAAAAAAATCATTTTCACCACCCAAATACAAATGAGTAGTTGCTCCAGAATCCATTTTTATAAATTGTGATGTCCCACCGATGTGTAATCTTGTTTCGGGAACTGACGTGCCTATGCCGACTTGTCGATCCTCGTCGATAACCATAGCGGTGAATCGTGCGGCGCCTTTTTGGACGGCAAAATGCAACTCACCAACGGTGTTGGGATACACGCCAGTAGTAATAGCTTTTGCGCCTATAGCGGCTAAGGGGCCACCTGCACCCGTTTGAAAATTCAAGGTGACAAACTCGTTGTCAGCATTGCCATCCATAATATTGAGTGCATTTGGTCCGCCCAGACTTGTTTGAGTGTTTGGGCCAGCCACTGTTAAAGTGGCTGTTGGCTCGGACGTGCCTATGCCAACTTTGTTATTAACACAATCAATAGTTAGTGTGTTGTTATCAATATTTAAATTACCAATATCTATTAAATTTTTATACTTGGCCATATTATTACTCTTATTCTATTGTGTTTGGTTTTCTAATTGTTCTACTCTATCGTTAAGTTCTTTTATTGCATTTATCATATACCAAAACAACTCATCATTATCTACAGACAACAAACCACTTGATTTTTCTGTTACTGCGTCTGGGAATATTTCTTGTAACTCTTGAGCTATAACACCTATTTGAATACCTTCTCTTTGTATCTTTTGTTGTTTAAACTCATCATCTATTTCATCTTCTAATCTATACTCAAAATTTCTTACTCTAATTTGACTTATTAACTCTATCCCTTGATAATTATCAACAATATTCTTTTTTAATCTTTCATCAGATGTAGTTGACCAAGATGCAGAATTGTTTCCTTGATAAGCTCCGGAGCTAGGGGCCAAGAAAGAGGTCTGGCTGCCTTTACCAACAGCATAATCACCACCAATAACAACTTGATAATTAGATGCAGCCGCATCTGGGCCTGCGCCGTAACCAATAAAAACATTACCAGTTCCTGTTTGCAATTCTGTATTTATCCCACTTACGCCACCAGATCCTTTCCCAATAAAAACACTATTGTCTGTATCTGTAACACCCAACGCCGCACCATCCGCAACAACAACATTACTAGTTGAACCTGTTGTTGAGTTACCAAAATTATTTGGCCCTAATACAACATTATACAATCCCGTTGGATTAGAATTTAAATGACCAATAATACACACACCATTAGCATCAACCTTTAATCTATCAGTTCCTGCTATTTCTACAGTAAAAACGTTGGCACTGCGTGCGCCCCATGATTGACAATATATAGAACCAGACGACCCATATACACCCAGACTGTCAACATGCGATCTATGAGCCACACGACCCCAATAAAAGCCATTCCCGGCAGAGTAATAACCAAATATCATTTCTGATCCATTAGGAAGACCCATAGAAGAAGGTCTTGCATCACTACTAAACAAACCATCGTTTGTGTATGTAGAGAAACCTGCACCCATACGTGATTCGCCAATATAAGAACAACTAGTTGCACAAAAAACAGGAGTTTTTACACACCCTTCAACACAAACGTTCATAGATCCAGTTCCAGCGTTACAGAAATAAAGAGTTTTTGTAGATGTAGTGTTAGGATGAAAAGATACAGTATCATTGTTAGGGAAACACCAGTAATACGTAGCTACACCGGGATCTTGGATAGCAAGAGGTATAGTAGCTGATGAAAAGAAACCTTGAGGCGCTGTAACCTGTGTAGTTGCACATAAAATCGGGCCTTTAACAATAACACTTGCAGTAAAACAATTAGAGTTTACATAACAAAACATACAATAACCACCAGCATTAGTTCCACTAGAGGTTAACGTAACTAAATTATTATCCGGATTTACATCTATTTTATGGAAGTGATTATCAGCATTCCCACTATTGTGTCTTGTAAAACATGCTAACATTTCATTGCCTGTGCCTTCTTGACATAAAACAATTTGTTTTCCACAAAAACAAGATTGAGTTCCAATAGGTCCACATGCTCTAAAGTGTGCCGCAGTTGTGCATAAAACTGCTGGATTATTAGCAGTATCACCGGTGTATATTATAGAACAATTATTATCTGCATTAACCGATACTCTAAAACAAGTTGCAGTTTCACTTCCCACATCAGTTTTGCAAGCATCCATATTAAGTAAAACTCTTGGGTGGCTCGCCGCCAACGTTCCTTCGCAAACACAAAGAGTTTTTGTTTTCACTATAGTTGATCCACAAACTGTAGGTGATATTACACATCCATTATGACAAGCAATACCACCATGAGAGTTTAGACAATGAGTAATAGCTCCGGTGCTGTTTGAAAGTTTCATTACAGCACTATGGTTTGCTCCATTATTACCTACTGTAAATCTACTATCTCCATCTTGTGCATATATTCTTAAAGAATCTTCTGTTCCATCTGGATCTGCTGCATTATAAATCTCCACAGTTCCAGCATTAATAATTCTAAGCCTAAGACATGACATTTCATCATTTATTGTTCCCGAAGGAGCTGTATGAAACTCCATATTTCCAGCAAACATATTAATAGCGGCTGGCAAACCATTGCCAGTTGATGTTTCTGTAATAATCATTCTATTAGTCGCTGTTGTTGACTCATCCGCTATTACATTATAACCTAGTATAGTTGATGATCCGGAATATCCACTTCCAATAAATGTTCTAGTTCCAACTCTAATATTTCTTGCGTTCCCACTTCCCATATCAAATAAGTAAACTGGTGCATTACTACCAAGGCCAACCTTACCATCACTAGTTATTCTCATTTTTTCAGTAAGGACTGCTGCATTCATAGTAAGAAATGCTAAATCACCGTAATGGGAATAGGCGACACTGTGGGTTATAGAATCAATAGCTGCATTAATCCGTGTTTGACTATCAAGTGCGACTTGGCTTGAAAAAGCCAGTTGAACTCTATTTCCCTCTGAACTGTTTGTGCAAGATTGGAGATTTAATAGTGTGCAGGTCGATCCAGCCGATCTAGCTATATGTAAGGGATATGAAGGCGAGTCCGTGCCTATGCCAAAATTTTGGCCTGTATTAAACCATGTCGGACCTGTTGTTGCACCGATTGAAAATTTTTGTGTCCCATTCTGATAACCTGCAATGAAACCATTTTCCTCATTACCACCAGAACCCTCTGCCCCCATAGCGATGAGATCATTCCCTGCATTGCTTTTAAGAATTAATCCACCCGAATTAGAAGTAGATTGAGTAAATCGCGCCACTTCTTTACCGTTTGTATTAAACGTATGAACTCCAACATTGTTGATGGTGTGCGCTAATTCGTTGTTTGCGTATTCCCATTCAATCGTCCCATGATACGTTCCATCGTTGCCCAACTTCAATGTGCCTGTTTGACCACCCACTTGCATAACGCCTGCGCTCGTGATGCGTGCCTTCTCACTACTACCAACTTGAAACGTAATAGGCTGTCCAGATGCGGAGTCTAAATTTAATGCTACGCCAGAATTAGCTTGCATTGTTAATGCTGACGATGTTCCAAACATTGCACCGCCACCGCTCCCACTAGCTTTTACGTCTACTCGTCCTACTGATGTTCCATTTACTGTAAGAGAAGTCTGGTTTGAAAAATTAACTGGCGAGGACGCACCCAATCCCAAATTGCCCGCTGTGGTTAAATAAAGCCGACCTGTAACCCCCGTAACGTCCCACGCTACAAGCGAATCAGACTCTGCACCTCTCAACTGCCACTGCCATTCTTGTGCATCGTTTTTCAATCGGAACACAGGGTTTCCGTTAGCTGCCGTATCTTCAACTTCAATAACTGCACCGTTGCCCGAACCTCTTACATGCAGAGTATGCTCTGGCGAGTCCGTGCCTATGCCAACATTACCACTTCCCTTTATTCTTAATAACTCTCCACCAGAATTACTAAAAGAAAAATCACCAGCACTTGAACCAACAAACATATCTAATCTTGTTCCGGGTGTAACCCCATTGCTTTGAGAGGTAAAATCATAATTATAATTGTTATCACCAGTAATTCGTAACGGTATTTTATTAACAGGCCCAGTAACATCCATCTCTATTTCTAAACCTATTATATTATCATCATTGTCTACCTCTGAAGTGAATGATCCATCACTATATAGTTTCATTATTCTACTTGTATAAGACCCACTTCCGTTCGTTCCAGAGGCAGTTACAGCAAAGTTTACAAGAGGATTTGCTTCATTTATACCCCAAGATGTTTTACCAACATAAAGTTTACTAGAAGAATTAAAATTACCACCTATATTTACATTACCAAAACTATCTAATGACATTTGACATATTGCACTTTGATTAGAGTCATTACCTCTAACTCCAAAAAACATTTTACCTCTTCCTGTTGTTCCTCCATCGGAATCACCCAACATAAAAATATTACCAACAACAGTTCCAGTGCTACCTTCTTGCATCCAAGAAACACCACCTAAATCTTCATTATTTGATATGCCACTAGCATTTCTTATAGATAATCTTTCCCCAGATGTTGCGTTTACATTTAATCCAATAGTGTCAACAAAAACACAGTTTGACCAAGATGAACCATTATAATAATCTAAATTATACGAATCATCAGTTCCTATTCTATTTTGCCACTTTCCTGTAGAGTTTGTGCAATCTCTTATAGTAAAAACACCATCACCTAAAGTATTACTTCTTATTTTATCTAATACAACCTCACCACCATTATTATAAACAATACTAGTTCCGTCACCATCTGTGTCAAACTGACCAAAGGTCATAACAACACCATTTTGCAACAAATCACCACTAAAATTTATATCCCCAACAACATCTAAGTTAAATCCCGGATTACTTAACCCTATTCCCAAATTTCCAGAATTATAATAAATTGAAGTTCCATTTTGAGACCATAAAGAAGGAAACTCTGTTAATGTTGATAAGCTATTTATTGCCATTTTTTATATCCTTTTATTTACATTAATCTTAATACTTGGGTATGAACATCACTAGTTTCGGCATTGCCTTGGTAAGCCATTGTCTATTCTCCTCATACCGATTCCAGTGCGGCTACTTTGGTTTCAAGGGTTTCTATTTTTGTGATTGCTTCTTGCAGTGCAGCTGTCAGCAACGGGATTAGCTTTGTCTCACCTAATCCCAAATATTCCTCATCGTCTGTTTTGTTAGTAACAACCACGGAATCACTGTAGTCAGTATCGGACAACACCTCTTGCACTTCTTGCGCGATAAAACCAACGTCCGTTTTACCAACGTCTAAATTGTGTATTTCATGGGCCTTCCACTTGAACTGAACAGGATTGAGGCGCGAAACTAAATCAGTAGCGTTGGATAGCGTCTGCACATCCTCTTTGTATCGTCCGTCTGACGTAGCAATAGTTGCGTTGGTAGCAAAAATCTGAGAATTGACTTGTAACTTGTAACTGCCATTCGACGATGTATAGCCGATTAAAAGATTGCCAGACGAGTCAAGACGCATTCTTTCAGCAGTTGTTCCACCACTTCTTGTGTCAAATCTAAGATAACCATTGCTACCATCTACTCTTTTACCATATATTGCAGCGTGTGCTGCAGCTTCAGACCAATTATTAGTTGTAGTGTGAAAAAATATTCCGTGACCACCATCAACATCTGTAGAGCTATGCGCTAAAAGAATATTACCATCCTTAAGTGTTAGTAATGACGGAGGAGAAGTTACACCTATACCAACATTACCATTATCCAACATAGTAAATTTTGTTAAGTCAGTTGAGTTTCTTATTTCTAAATTACCAGTAACAGCAGCTTTTTGAAATTTCCAAGCTTGAGATCCGGCTGTAGTAAAATATAATATTGAAGCTTCGGTAGATATAGAATCAGCTTGCCAAACAGCCGATCCATTCGTAGAAACAGTCTTACCTACAATAGTGCCACTTCCAGAAATATGAAGTGAAGTATCTGGCACATCCGTTCCAATGCCAACATTGCCACTTGAACCGTCAAAGAAAGCAATAACCGATTGTTTACCGTTGCCGACTTTAAAATCACGGAAATAAGTTGTGCCGCCTTGGTATCCTTCGTAGTTTACCCACAAGTTTCCGCTGTCGGTAGCTGAAGTGTAGTTTTCAATTGAACTTCCACTAAAAGCAATATTGGTTGTTTCTATTCGGCCATTATGTCTTAGCTTCAATCTGTCTTCGTAAGTGGTGTTAACTCCCGTAACACCAGAAAAACGCAAGTCACCAAATCCATGAGCATTAGATTCCCCAGTGGTTGTGGATCCGGGAGTTACAACATTTATTCTCCAATAATCTTTATATAAACCACCATAATCATCTATACCTCTATCACTACCCAAAGAAATCATTTCC